GCTGATTCATTAGGTGCTGCTATATATCCCCATCTCGGTTTGAAAGCCAGAGAAGGTAGTGATGGCACTTTCGAGGCTAGACTGAAGCATTCACTTGGGGAATTGGCTATCACTGTACTGCTAGAGCAGGGCTATGTAGAACAGAATGAAGTCTCTGCTAAAGAGTTTGGTGAATTGGACTCAGAGAAGATTACTAAGAATGTAAAGAGTAAGACTAACTTTATCCGAGTTAAGACTATTGAGGTTAACAACGAAGAGGAAATCCGTACTGATATCCAAGACCTGATTAAAACTAGTCAAGAGAGTGATAGCATTATCAATACTTTGTTTGGCTTAGAGAAGAGAACTACTGCTCCTTCACTTAAGCCTATTACCAAAGTGAATGAGAATGTACGTAACTCTCCACAGAAGGTCTCTGCTAAGACTCAGGCAGCTCAGAAGGCAGCTCAGAAGGAACCATGGAACTACAGAGAAGACCTCGACAAGGTACTTACCTTATTGGATAGAGAGACTCTGCTTATCATGGAAGGATACGAGACAGACGTACAAGGTCTTCACATCACAGATAGAAAGGCTGCTACTGCTAAGAATAATGCCTTGGTTAATGGCTTCAAGGATGCCCTTACCTTCAGAGATATTGCTGACGAAGCTGACTTCTACTTCAAGTACTTTACTACCAAGTCTGGACGTTCACATATTGACTCCTCTATCTTTAACCCTCAGGGGAATAAGGTACATAGACTGTTTGCCAGAGCGAAAGCATGGAAGCAGGAATATACCTCTGAGAATGTCTTTGCATATAAGGCTGCTATCATAGCAGGACTAGGCATTAAGTTTGAGAACTTCACTGATGAAAATATAAGCGAATTATTCAGAGGTGTACTTGCATCTCCTGCAATTCAGGATGCTGTACATCATCTGGCTATTAGCGAAGACTCTCTCTCTAAAGAGGGCAAAGCTGCTGTCTCCCACGCTGTAGAGAAGGGAGGTGAAGGTCTGCATTCCTTAGACGTACTATTGAGCCTAGCAGAGGCTACAGAGCTTGTAGGAGGTTCCTATGTACTCAAGGATAGCTTCACTTCTGATATCTACCTAGAAGTAGATGGTAAGGTGAACGGACCTACTATAGCTGTAGCACAAGTACCTGTAGATATCTCCGCTATGGATGCACTAGAAGCTGGTGGGTACTCCTTTGATAGTAGGACTGACCTGAGTGAGTTTGATAGTCCTGATACCTATGAGCAGTTAGCAGCTAACTGGATTAGCTACCTTAAAGGTATCCATGGAGCATTACCTACTGTAGAGAAGTTTGCTCTAGACAATCTCCGTGTTGTGATTGGTCCTTTCCTGTCAGATGGAGTTGTTAACGATTTGGCTAGGAAAATGAGCAAACCAGCTCTTACTACTACTAATTTTGGTCAAAGTATACCAAATGCTGTTGAGCAGTTCTCCGATGCTGCTATCAAGAAGATGTATCACCAACTTCGAGATGCGAAGGGTGATAAGGATGCTTTCGACAGTAAGAAGAGGCAGATAGAGAGTGTCATGGATGGGGCAGGAGGAATGGTACTGGATGTTACCCAAGAGAATGTTCTTGAGTTTGAATTCTCGAAAGCGGAAGAGAAAGCAATCAGAGCTACTGTAGAGAGTACCTATGGCGAAGCGTTGAAGATGGCTCTATATGATAAGATGAAGGAGTTTGTATTAGTTCGTGATGAAGTTAACACAGCTATCCGAGGGATGTTCCAAGTATTTGATGCACTACTTCAACATGAGTTAGGTAAGAAGAGAGCAGAGAAGAAGCAGCCTCTGTCAGCACAGGAAGAGAAAGATATAGTTGAATCTCTCAGTGACTTCTTCCCTAGATTCCGAGGACCTGCTTCTGATAATGTTGAGGAAGGTATCCTGGTGCTCAAGGAGCAGAGAGTACGTCAGCATACTCCTGAGTACAGAGTACAGCAGAACTACACTGCTAGAGTTAAAGGTACCACCAGCAAGGCCCCGCACATTGGTTCTATTACCTCTCACGCATCTAAGGTAGAGTATCAGGAAGGTGGAGTAGGTGGGCCTGTCATGTCTGTACATCATACTGACTCAGTGCAGGTAGGAGCTGTAATGGAAGAGTTTGGAGGTATGAGTGCCTTTGATGCTTATCTATTCAACCCTACTGAAGCTGTAGATGGCGGCAAGGTATTCAATAGCACAATGTTTGAAACCAATAAAGAGTATGACTTCGTGTCTGCTGTAACAGAAGCTGTTGCGCTATTAGGCCAGAAAGTAAAGGCTAATAAAGAGTACGCTGGTGTAGTACGTAAGGGTATCAGCTCTATGAAGATTACTCTGAATAAAGACCCTCTTGTAAAAGCCAATGAGCAGACTCAAGTTGCCCGGAAGTGGTTATATACTCCCGGACGTATTAGGTCTCTGATGAACTATGGTATTAATGGTTCTGCTCATATAACTCCTCCTGTAGAGACTACAGAGAAAGACTCTACTGAAGCACTCCAAGCTGGTGTAGACTTTGTTGTACTTACTGAATACGGTAAGGACTTCACTGTGTTCCCTACTGGAGCTATTCTGGATAACAAGACTGGTAAACAGTTATCTGATAAAGACCCTGCCATCCAGAAGAGAATTGATAGACTTAAAAAGAAAGCCAAAAAAGAAGGTATCCTTGGTTCTTCTGAGGATTATATTGATACAGAGAGCTTTGCTCCCGAACATGAAGAAACTCTCATGGCGGAGAATATAAGTGAAGTGTTCAATGATATGGGTAACTACGGTACCAAGACTGAATCTGAGTCCCATAAGAGACATCTTTCTGAGATAGTAGGCACTATCATTAAGGATGGTATCGGTGCACTGGATAGTCTACAGCTTAAGCTTAGAGAGAAGGGGGACAATACTATAGGTATCATCACTTCCTCTGAGAAGAATGGTAAGACTGCGGGTACCATCTATATTGAAGCATCGGTAGTTCACACCAATAACAATGCTAAGATGAGCGCACAGGAAGTACTAGTACATGAGCTGGTTCATGCTGTTACTCAATATGCAGTAGATAAGTCTCCTTGGGTAAAGCGAGAGGCCATCCGTATATTCAAGCAAGTTGAGAAGCACATTACTGTCAATGACTTCCTGCCTATGGACCAGAACGGTAACCCTATTGCTAGTCCAAGTAAGGAAGAACAGGCGACAGCAAAAGAGAGATATGAGTACATCTTTAAGAATAAGACTGTGAAGATTACAGAGAGTGTAGACCCTATCACTGGGTACATCCGTAATTCTCGTACCAATGATTATATCCATGAGTTCATGGCACATGCCCTGTCTAACGAAGCATTCATCAAGCGTCTCGGCAATATCACTGTAGAAGCTACTAAGACTGATACTTCAGGACTGAACTTCAGACAGAAGATTCTCTCTTGGTTCAATAGAATGATGGATACTCTGTCAGGCAAAATCTATGCCACTAATAACATTACAGCAGATAAAGCTCTACATAATCTTGCAGGCAGAATGGCCCACATCAGTAAGACCAGTGAGGCTAAGGTAAATGTCTACAGTGAGCAAGCAGCGAAAATAAACGATAGCACTGTGAATGCACTGAACAAGTTTATTATGGCTCCTCTTACCAAATGGAGAAGCAAAGAGTCTGTACGGAATACTACTTCTGTCCTAAAGAAGGCAGCATCTACTACCATAGGTGCAGCTACTCACGTTGCTTCTGGTGCTCTGGGAGATGTCGTATCTCAGGTAGCAGGACGGTTACGTAGCTCTGAGCATAATGTAATCACCAATCTGGTTACAGAGATGAAGGGTATCACTGACAAAGGATTCATCTATCACAGACTGCTGGCTTACTCGAAGAAGGTTATTGACCAGCAGCGTAAGCATGTATCCACAGGGGTATCACAGCAAATCAATGCAGCCTTCCTGAGTGAGCCTGATGAGGATTCTCGTAAGGCTATGAGCTATGGTCTACTGAAGACTAACCTTCAAGCTATCTGGGATAAGTATACCCCTGCTGAGATTGAGGAGTTCTTCACTAACGACACCAAGCTGAATGCTGCTATTGGTTCTGTACATGGCAGAATGAGAATAGAACAGACTGGTCCTAATGCTGAACACTTTATCATTCAGGCTAGAGGTCTGGGTAAGTTCATGGCTGAGGGTGTTATCACTGAGGCTAATCAGGCTTGGAATGCATATAGCATTGCTAATAAGTTTGCTGCTAATAAAGCAGGTCTTCCTAGTGATGTAGCCAAAGCAGAAGCTGACATAGATATACTCATTACCCTGAACGCTATCAAGAATACTCCTATGCAGTATAGGACTAAGACAGCAGAGGTAATGAATGCAGAGGCACAGCTACAGAAGGAAGGGGAGAAGAGAGACAATGGGATACAGGTTACTATAGACCTGCACAGAGGCTTCATGGAGGAGTCCTTGGTTAATCTGTTTGGTGGTGTTAAGACTCAGATGATATCTGGATTTACCACTGAGACCTATGACCCTAACGTAACCATTCAGGTAGCTCCTTTGGCTCAAGAAGGTGAGCTTAGAAAGCTTGGCTATACCAGACACTCAGTCCTGTCTAGAGAGGCTGTAGACGGTAACCCTGAGACTATGTACGTATTCGTATCTACTGTGGACTCTATGAGTACCTACAGCAAGGCTATCGTCTCTCTGACTAATGAGAAGGTCAAAGGTACTACCTTACTGGACTTGGCTAGAATCACTGGTAGCTTCAACCCTGCTCTGGATGCACAAAACAATATGGATAACATCCAAGCTAAGTACAATAAGAAAGTACTTGGGCAGCACAGTGGTAGAGGCTATGGTAAACAAACTGGTGAGTCTCTCATGGCTCCTATCTTTGCTGAGAATGGTGACATTACTGGTTACAGATATGTAATGTCTGAGCACATGAAGCGTACCGTCCTGAAGAAGGATGAGAGGTTTGATGTAATACTTGGGAAGATGTGGGGGAGTGTTACCGATAAGGTAAATTCGAAGGATGTAAATGAGCAGACTATTCATCTGTCGTATATGGATTATCTGGAGAATTATAATAGAGAACCAGAACAGTTCATTGAGATTACTGAAAGTAATGATAATGAGCGGTATGATGAAATCTACGCTCTTATGCCTAAGCATATGCAGACAGCTATGCGTAAGCAGTACGGCTCTAATAAGATGTTTGTCCGTAAGGAATATCTGGACTTAATCTTTGGGTATCGTAAGGCTTCACTGGCTAACTTCGAAATATTCGATAATGCTCTTATGGTTAAGAGAGCTATCCAAGCAGCAGAGGATATCTGGGGTGAGATAGTACAAGTAGCCAAGACCTATATCGTAATTAAGAATCCAGCTACACTGATAGGGAATATCACTAGTAACTTTATTCTCGGTTGGGTAAAGGGTATGCCTCTCAAGTATATGGTGCAGAAGCAGTCTGAGGCTCTCGTAGAGCTTCGTAGCTACCTTGAGACTCTGCGTGAGCGTGATAGCCTACAAAGAACACTTGAGACCAATACACGGCTCTCTGCGAAGGATAAGGATTCTTTGGAAGTACAGATTGCTAGACTGGATACTAGTATCTCTACTAGTGCTATCAAGCCACTTATTGATGAGGGAATCTTTCAGAATATTATTGAGGATATTGAACTTGAGGATGCTACATATGGTATGAGGGGGATTGCTACAAATGCTGTGACTAGTGTAACTGATAGATTTGTACCAGAGAAATTGGTGGAAGGTTCTAAGCAATTGCTAATGACCAGAGATACTGCTCATTTTGAATTCATGCTTAAAGCTACTCAGTACAGTGACTTTGTAGCTCGATACTCTTTGTGGAAATATAATGCTGAAGTTAAGGGAATGAGCCATAAAGACAACATTACTGATGTAGTAGAGACCTTTGTGAACTATGATGTCCCTACTGGTAAGTATCTCCAGTATGCTAATGATATGGGACTGTTCATCTTCACTAAGTTCTTATTTAGAATTCAGAAGGTTATCTACAAGACTCTGGCTGAGAAACCTGCTACTTCAATGGCAGTGTATATGACTCAGCAGTTGTTTGGAGATGTATCTGATATTAATGATACACATATCTTCGGAGATGCTATAGCACATAGATTAGCTATAGACCATATCCTTGATAATGCTACTACTGTTGCGGGATTAGAGGCAATCCCAGGATAAGAAACCCCTCGGGGTGAGCCATTGGAATCATAGTGGAACAGGCTATTACCTCTGTTCTATGGCTTGAGGGGTTATAAAATGGAGCCAATGGTAGGAGTCGAACCCACGACATCCTCCTTACAAGGGAGGCGTTCTACCTGCTGAACTACATTGGCAATATGGCTCCCTAGGTTGGGTTCGAACCAACGACAACCTGATTAACAGTCAGGTGCTCTACCAACTGAGCTACTAGGAATAATATGGTCTGCGCGGCAGGATTCGAACCTGCGACATCTCAGTTCCAAACCGAGAACTCTACCAAGCTGAGCTACGCACAGAGATTTAACTGGGAATAATGCGGGGGAATGAATCCCCCGTCAACTTATCCTTTAATATTAATAATAGGTTTAACATGAGTAATGATATCTACTAGGTCTGTTTGTAGTTCCATTACCTCGTAAATATTCTTATACGCATCTGGAGCTTCATCAAGTGTACCTTCACCAACTTGAGCTGTTACACCGCTCATAGTAGTTGTGAAGTCTTCCACACTTAATTCACGCTTTGCTTGCTTACGTCCCATTACCCGTCCTGCACCATGAGAGCTAGACCACAGAGAATCAGGATTCCCTTGACCTTTAACGATAAAGGAGCCATCTCTCATATTTCCTGGGATTACTCCCCACATGCCATCCTCTGCATGGGTAGCACCCTTGCGGTGAATCCACATACCATGAGCATATTCAGCATGGTTATGGTTACGATTGATAAGGTTACGCCAATCAGCATCACCTTCACAACAGTCACCAAGGATATTCTCAACTACTGACATCATATGTCTACGATTCTCTAGGGCGTATTCAAGTGCCCAATTCAAATCATTGATGTATGAGAGACCCTTATCACTATCAGCCCCAAAGGAATAATGCCCTTCTTTGGCTTTACCTTCGGGATGAGCAAGCTTGATATACTCAGTAGCAATACCATGACCTACACCACGAGAACCAGAATGAATAATAATCCATACACGGCCTGTACTCTCTACACCAATCTCGATAAAGTGATTACCCCCACCAAGAGTACCCAAACCTCTGAAGCCCTTACGAGCATCAAATGCAATACGTCCTAGAGGAGAAAGGTTACTGGGGTCCATATGAGTTTCTATAGGTTTATTATGAACATTAAATCCTACAGGAATACGCTGATAAATCTCAGCAAAGATTTCAGTAGCCTTCTTTCTGACATCGTTTACAGAAAATGAGGTAGGTAATGCACACATACCACATCCAATGTCATAGCCTACCCAAGCGGGAACAACTACGTTATCTGTAGCTACTACTGCACCAATAGGTAGAGTGTACCCTGTATGTGCATCAGGCATTAGCGCACCTTGGATAGAATAGTCCTGTTCCATCGCACTGTTAAATTGCTCTAAGGCGGTCTCCTCTAGGTGTTCTGCATAGATTTTAATTTTCTTCATGTTCTTGTATTCTATATTCAAAATAGTTGTCCTTCCTTTCCAATATTTTCTTGGTTCTCTTAGCCTCGTCTATATTTCTATAAGTATTAAAGGTAAGCCATGTATCCTTATAGGCGGTTATAGAACGTAATGCCCTATCGGCCCACCTATATTCCATTACTATTGGTTTACTCTTTTTACTTTTACTAGGGGGAGTAGGTAAGTCTAATACAGGCTCTTGGCGTTTATCTTTAGCTTTAGAGTTCCTAACTTTTGCTTCTGGATTGCTCATTGTTTCACCTGCGCCGTATAGAAGTCCCTAATTAGATTGAAGTACTCAGGTTCCCATGTCTCATACCTCTGAGCCAGTCTATTAACTGCTTCAGGAGTACTATCGAGCCACTTGTAAGCTCTCCTACCAGCACAGCCTACCTGAACCCAGTCATCGACTATTGTGACGATATAGGGGGGTAGCTGCATGGTTCGAATAATCTTACCATCGCCTATGAGATTCTCTATCTTGGCATCCAGAAGGATAACTCTACTGAGATTGGCTCTTGAAAAGTTAGATGATGTAAGGTTAGCCTTAGTAAAGTCTACAGCATTGAGATTACATTCAGTAAATGAAGTCCGTTGTAGTTTACTACTACGAAAAGAAGCACCATCTAAATTGCTCCCATCGAATCGGGCACAACATAGATTGAACCTAGAGAAGTCTAGTCCAGATAAATCCTCATCTGTTAAGTCAGCACCTACCATATTAGGTTTGGACATACGTGGAGTATTTACCCATTGTAGATACTTCTCTAGGTCAGTCATTTTTCTTTAGTTCCCTATTTGCTTGCATAAGAAGATAGGCTATAAATGAAATACCTCCGAATATAAGTAGAAGCCAGAGGAAGGGAGCTATGACAATAGCCCCTAGGATAACTATCCCTAGAAGCACTGCCTTAATACCATCCAAGAACTTACGCACTCTGCTTCTTACCGAATACATTTTTAGGCTCTATAGCGTTCTCTACCTTAGATGTATCCTTGAGTGCTTCCCAGGGAAGGTCAATTCTACTATCAGTACCACATACTACTTCTGTAATAGATACTGGATGATCTTCAATTGGGGGAGCATTTGCAGTATCTATATTGGCCTCAATAGTAATACCTTTTGGTTTTCTGGTTGTCTTGATATCTAGCTCACAGTTCTCACTAGTAGCACGAATACCAATATTGTTGAGATGTGAGATAATAGCTAATCTGACATCTTCAGCTGTTAATGTTACTTTCATTTTGTTCCTCCAGTAGGCCATAATGAGCTATGGCTAATGAATCGGATTTACCATCTTGTAAACCGCCTCTAGGACCATATACAGATATATCAGGGTATAGCTTAGTAACGATATTAGCTACGTTATGTTTAATATCTTTACCTTTGCCAGTTACCCCTAATACTTTCTGCCACTTCTTTGGTTGGACTAGTGTGTACGGTACTTCTAATATATCCAGAATAGTCTGTATCTTGGATACGCTCTTACCAAATCCAAAATTAGACTTGGCACTCATACCGGGAAGACTGTGAACATCCTCTAAGTAAGCCGAATAACTCCGTTTTTTACTTAGGATGTCTTGGAGTTCACAGTATATTTCTCTAGGTGATTTACCTAATAGTACGAACTCAGCAGAGGCACTCTCTGTATCTAGGACACAGATAGCACCTTTATTACCGGGGTCTCCGGCGACGATAATCATCTAGAGTACTTATGTACCATAGCCCCTGATATAGGGCACTTATACCGCCCATATGACTTCGTGACCTGCTCCCAGACACCTTGAGTAAGTTCACCCAATTCACGACGAACAGTATTAGGGTTACCTTGAATACCTCGGGTAACTTCCATAGCTGAAGCAGCACTCTTGCGCTTACCGAGATAAGTCAGTATCTTATGAGTTACAGTTTCTTTTTTACGCATATAATTATCCTTTCTTCCCGAAGATACTTTTCTTCGGTTTGGTTTCAGCAGCATTTGCAGTAGGAGCAGTACTACCTTTAGGGATGTGCCCATTCTTAGCAGCACTCTTGTCGTAATCATTGCCAGTGTTTTTCTCTACCCACTTATCAAAGAATACAGATTCTTCTACCTCTGCAATCATCTCATTGACAGTAAGCTTAGTCTCAGGGTGGCAACTAGTGGACAACTCATTACTCAAACGAGTAAAGCCTGTTGGCTGGTAGTCACCTTTAGCATCCTTTACATTAATATCAGAGATGACTCGCTGGAGACCAAGATAGACTTCCTGGCCACACCAATCCATCATCATCTGGACAGCGGTAGGCATTTCTTTCTTCTCATCATAGTCCCACAGACTAATTACTTTTTCTTCTGGCTCCATTTCAGCGATATGCTCTCCAGTAAGTAGAAGGGACAAATCATCCATCTTCTTGAAGCCTGGGAGGTAGTGCTTCTTACCATCACGCTCATAGTAATTCTTCTGGCCTTTCTTTTTACCAGAGGAGATATATTCAGTGAGACGAATGTTCTCACCGTTCTCGCCTTTAGCAGTGATGTTGATACAAGTTGCACCACCAGTAGACTCACCTACATAGGCAGTCTCGATAACTGCAAGGCACATACCGCTCTCTGTTGGACCATTACTGGCACCTCCAACACGGTCTTTAGTTTCTTCAATACTGTCGTCTTTCTTAAAATTTCCAAGCATATTTTTATTCCTCTTATGAATAGTATTCGTTCAGTCTCTGAGAGACCAAATTCAAATCGTTGTTAATGTATTTCTCTGACCGCTTCCAGAGTCCCATATGGGAACGCATCTTCTCACCTAGACTCTTCTTATCAATCCGAGTCTGGAATACATACTTAACACCATCTTCTTCTTCTTCATCAGAGATAGTGAGTAAGTCGTTATCCTTCATCCACTTCTTAGCTTCTTTAGTGGAGATACGTTTAGCACCTAGAATAGTAGTGAAGTCAGCCTCTGCACCTGTGTACCCTACAGCACCTTTAATAGGGATTTTACTCTCAAGTACCATATCTGTTTCATTCATGATGTCCTGTGTGTGAGCCAATACAAAATAAGTCTTTGTCCCTGTTTTAACTTCATGCAGTAAAGACCTGTAATACTTAGCGTAATCTTGCCAAGCTTGGCGGGAATCCACAGCAGTAAGCACCTTCTGTTGCTCATACATATTCATAAGGTATGTAAGAGTATCTACCACACAAGTGTGCGCTGTATCATGTACCTCAAACTCCTGTACTGCTGCAATAGCATCTTCAGGATCTTCTAGACGTACCTCCAAGAACTTGCTTCTAAAAGGCAAATCCTTCAAATCAGAATTAAGATACACGATATTCTTTGGGTCATTAAGCCAAGCTAGGGAGGTACTCTTCCCTGAACTTGGTTTGCCTACTATCAGCACTACATGGTTATTACCATCACTCATCCATATCTCTCCGGCTAATTGCTTTCAATACTGTGGTCATAATTGTGTGCATAATCTCCTCTTCTTTCATTGGTGAAGTAATCTTATCATTAAGCTGTATAACAGCATTTCTGATATCATCGTAGTCCTTACCACTATCCACCAATGCTAATGCATATCGGATAATACTGTTGGACCTATTGCCTCTTGTAGCTTTGAGAATGAACCACCGCTCTAGGTTATTGATAGCATCTGTAGACAGAATCTTATCTCTAGTCTCCCCTTCTTTTCTGGTTTGGGGGATGAACAACATAGCATCAAGTAACTCACCTTCCTGATAGTGAAAACTACCGGGGTGTGCCATCCACTTGCGAGCAATATCTTTAGCTTGTACATCCACATTGAAAGGCAGCCACGCATAGATATTCTCCATGAACTTAGAGAATTCTACAGTAGGTAACTTAACAGTATGGCTCAAAGGAAGAATAATCCTATACCTATTCTTACTATCAGTATGTCTCTTGGTTGTAGCAAACAGTGCTGTATAGTCCTCTAACAGCATCTGAGCTGTTTCCATCTGCACAGAGTCATCCACGTCCAGAACAACCATGTTAAAGCCCTGTATGACGTTAGAGGAGCTTCTGTAATCATCTACGAAATGGTGATTACAATAATGGTATCCCGGTTCAGTAAGAAGCTCATGCATACCATCGAAGGGAATAGTGAACTTCTCATATCCTGTAGTGATGTCTGTACTGTACGAGATAGTGAGATTGTCTAGGTCAGTGTCCTCTAATGACTCCCCAGAGAAGAACTCAATACCGTCACTGGAGCTTCTCTTAATAATGATATTGTTCTTATAGCCCCAAGCACTAGCCTGATGCATTAAATCACTACGTTGAGATGCAGTACCTTTATAGAAAGGCAAGTCCTCTATGAGGTCCACTTCAGTTACCTCTTTCTTGACGCCCGCAATGTACTTAGCCAACAGAGTGTAGTTACGGTCTCTGTTAAGAATACCTCCAAAGGAATCCCCTGTCTCTTCTGCCAACTTAATAGCATTGAACAGGAGTTCCTCTGTAATCTCGTCACTCTCAGATATGAAGGCATAGGCACCTGCAAGTTTGAGAGCTTTGAAGTATCTATGACTCAGCTCTGCTTTCTGGATAGTAGCAAAGTCTCCTAACTCATCTGCACGATGGTCACAGTAAAGCCTATATTCAATAAGCTTAAGTGTGGTAGATTTGGAGATAGTGAGTACCTGACCAAATTTACTTTCGTCAGCAAGATTACCAATGTCTACAGCCAATTGCTCTAGATAGTCAGAGGATGTAGTATCCGTCATCATATCGTAGATTTGCTCAGGAGTGAGTATGGTATCCTTCTCAATACGTGGGATGTAGCCAAAGAAGCATCTACGAGCATACCCAGTATCCAACATGGATATGAGTTCTTCTTGGGTCTTACCACCATCTAGTACCTTATTAGGGGTACCAAACAACAACATATTAGTAGGAGTTCTACCAGCTACTTCTTCACTACGGACATTCTCTTTGGTATTCTTAGTAAGCTTCTGTTTAACATTGCCAATGTCATACAGTTCTAGAAAGGTATTGAGTACCTCAATATTACTTACCAGATTACTGCCAATCTCATCTAGCTCTAACGATACTGCACCTGCCCCTGACATCAGGATAAGCTGCCTCATCTGTTTCACGGCAGGAGATGTACCACTATCAAAGGAGAATGCTAAGTGACCTAGACTATTAAACTCTTTTGTTGTTTTCTCTAGAGTCTCTTCGTAGTCTTCCCCATACTTGTTAGCCCTAGAAGCAGCTATTTTGGCTATACAAGATTCACTAAGAATAGGGAAAGTCTCTTCCATAAACTTATGTTTGAAGTTACTAATAACTTCCTCTTCCAGAATATTGGTAGAGAAGCCTTTACCAAAACCACTTGGAGCTAGATTAATAGCATAGAGGTTTACTGGGATAATGCCTCTGTCATGGGTTTTGATATTGGTATGCATGATACTCGCTACTTTAGCGAAGTAGTAAGCTACCAGTACTCGGAAAAAGATAGGATTTGCTATTTGAGTCTTCTGCATTAATACATTAACAAGCTTTTCACTTGGCACAAAATGCTTGACGTTCTCTAAATCCATATTATTTTCCTTTAGCGATTCTGAGTACTGTAGCCGTACTCTTATTTAGCTTGAGAACATGAATAATCTCTTTAACAGCAGCACCCTGAGTTGTACAGTAAGCATCTACTACCCAACTAGATTCCTGCCATTCTGTGTATAGAGCACAGATAGCAGCTTTCTGCTTGTCATTGAGAGGAGGTGTAATAACCTTCTTCTTCTCCTCTTCTGGTTCATCATCAAATTTTTCCATTACCCAGTCATATCCTCGCTCCATTGCTGGAGGTACTAGTGCTAGAAAGAATTGTACGATTAAAGTCATATAGTCTCCTTTAGGTTGTTTCTTCATAGTATTACTAATCCTTTTTGGATAAGTGCTTTAGCTTGGTCACAGACCTCTACAACATTGCAGTATTCACAGCGTTTAACTTGTCCCGGTACAGTAATAATAATACCCTTATTACCATCCTCCATAAGTCTTTGGTTAGCCTCATGAGAATCATCAAAGTTCTTAGTACTGCGGGTAAGCTTTGCTGGATTGCTGTAATACTTATACAGTGTAGGTTTCTGCCACAACTCTTCATACGTACATTCAGGCATCTCTGACTGTTCTGCTTGTAGATAGTCATCGACTTCATTAAGCCTGCTTCCAATCCACTTCTCTGTCTCATCAAAGGACATAAGAGGCAGTTTCTTCTGTAGTACCTTATGTGGAGGGTAGTCTTTCTTTCTAGAGGCCTCGGCCTTACTATAATCAGTGAAGATATAGTTGATAGCCATTACATCACTGGTTACTTTATCCGGATTTAGCCATCTGTTGATGCTACCTTGGCGGATATAATCTGTATCATGTCCCCCAAGGATATAGCCCCATACACTTGTACTTTTATGGTCCTCCATGACACCATTTGCGATGACATCATATTTACCCGAGACTACCCATCCGGCAATTTCCTTCTTAACTCTCTGCTCAACAAAGAAGTTATGGAGATCTTCGTCTACAGTATCTGGATTAACCCGAGTTTTCTCAGCAATTGCCTTAGGATAGCCAAGAGACTCCAGTATAGCAGGTACTTTGTCAGATTTCCATGCTGATTCAATAGCATCATGAATAGCTGTACCCATACGACTAGGTACCAAATCCATAATATCCGTAGCTTTGCCTGCATCAGGATACTGTTGCTGAAGAATTATAGACCGTATTGGTTTAATCAGTGCAGTTGCACTAATAGTCTTAGGAGTATTGTCAAGGTCATATGAGTCAAATCCCAGCCATAATGCTACGCTTAATGGTATGTTCTGTTTATTCGTGTATTTCTTCATAAAATAAAGCCTCTATAGCCTCTCCAGAGGCATTATTAGGTAAAGTAGTAGAGCAGCTCCAGTTTGGGTAGAAGATGTCTGTAGCCCCTCCTAGACGTACTGTAGGATGCTGTAATTCAGGTAAGTCTTGCCACTGCATACATTCCACTAGGTTTTTATTGAACCAAGTCACTACTTCTATATCTGGCCTAACCAGAAAGTACTGAGCATCATGGATATGGATATTTGGTTTAATGTCGTAACGATAAGGAGATGCTAATATTCTCTTCAGCATTTCTATACCTGCTCTGTTATTGAGCATACAGTAACTCTGCCCTTTCATGTTACCCGCTGTACGTGCCTCTGCTTCAGCCTCGTAAGGCGTCTTAGAGGTACCTAGCATGACCTTGGATAGCATAGGGGTACGCAGCCTTAAACCGAAGGCTCCAGTGATGTAACCGTCCTTACAGGCTTGATGAAGCTCACCTTGAATATACTCATCTGATTCAACATAGAGAGTATGGTAATTAGCCTCAACGTCCTGAGCTTTCTCTTTGGTCATACCTAGATTCTTAACCAGAGTATGCCAAGTCCCGGAGTAGGTCAGTGCAAATGTAGGAGTTTTACTATCCTGACGTATTTGAGGGTACTTAGTCTTTATAGAGTTAATAGATGCTACTGTATCTACTATATCTGGCAACTGGTCTCTAAAGTAAGAGTATGCTCGTAGACAGTGACCATCGTATCCGTCAGTGTACACTTTGAGCTTATTCTTATCCTTAGTAGTCAATGCAGATATCATATCCTCAAGGCTATTAAAGTCTGCACCACAGAATAACCAATCCGCTGTGGATATAAAGCATTCTTTGATTAACTTAGCATGTACTGAGCCAGAAGGAATACTAGTTAGGTTAGGCTTACTACTAGAGAGCCTACCTGTCTTGGTTCCTCCTAGGTTAAACCCACCATGGAGATAATATACTCCATCATCTTTGAGCACACTGTACTCTCTGAAGGCGGGTATGAATGTAGCTAAGAGGATATCTACCTCGGATAGCTCTACTAAAGCTTGGAGGAATTTTACTGCCTCTATAGCCCCAGCTTTATCCATTAAATATCACAGGTATTAAGTTTAGCTTGGAGGCTGTACAATTCTGAAGAAGCCTGAGAATGCTCTAGAGTCTGTTGCAAATATTCTCGTGCAGGCTTGTATAATTTCTGGATGTTAGTAAGTTCTTGTTTTAGCTCTTTCATAGAACTACGGGACAGGTTACCGTAACCTCCAGCAACTCTAAGGGTTACACTCTCATCTTTCGTGTCTAGTTTAATAGTAATCTCAATACCCTCACGAGAGATTTTTACAGACTCACCTTTGGCAGCACTGAACATACCATCTTGGTCATCGGGAACAGGATGGTCAGCCAGTTTCTCTTGTGCTTCCATCATTTCGTTGATAATAAGTATATGAGTACCAAGGAAATCCTCCAGCAGCTCTACAGCATACTCAATTTCTTTAGCAGAAGGAGTATTTCGAGAGAACACAATACCCCTTACTGAAAATAGCGGCTTACCACATTCGCCAACTACACGGAGACTTTTATTATCGCTAATAGCTACATGGTAATTGTTAAGGCTGAAGTTATCTAGTACATCTTGACATTCTTTACGTAAAATAAGACTCATTTTAATTCCTCTTCTGTTATGTTGTATTGGTATTTTAGGTTATCTATGTGTTTAATAAGAGTTTCCTTTCCCGTTGCAGGTTGCCTGGTTTTGGTGTAATCAATTACAGGTAGTCCCATTACTTCATGCAATAGGGTCTGTAACTGAGGCCCACTACCGGGATTGAATTTAGCCTCTTCTTCGAAGTGTGATAATGGATGTATTTTCTTAACTAACTTCTTATTGGCAGTTTTCATTAATGTTCTCTGCCTAAGCCTCTCAAATTTCTTAATGAGAGAGAACTTATGGATTCTATCTAATGCGGAGTTCTTAATGGCTGTGAGTAGGCCGTCTACTTCATTTACCCTATTCATGTCTAAAGGTATGCCCACTAGCTCCATGATGAGGATTAAAGGCACACTCGGTAGAAATATTGACTCATATGGCTCACGTTGATTATCAGCAAGCATAATAGGGTAATATTTGTTGAATACCCAGAAAGTGCCCAAGCAATCCTTAAGGTTATAGGGGAGTAAGTCCTCGATAGGTATTTTTGTAATGTCATTAATGTCTTCCTCGGCATACCTTCCTAGGTACTCATGAGCCAGTGCTTTAAGTCCATAGGTCTGAGTAGCAGTAGAGTTTTTGGCTAGATACGCAATAAGTTTTGTATCGTGGATTCTCTTAGTGAGAATCTCTACTCCTCTAACTGTACCGGGATAGTCTAACAGGTTATCCATGTATAGCTCGTATACGAGGACCTTGATATCATAGTTACCATTTTGGTAAATAATCGTACCTTTGTAGGTCTCGAAGAATTCCCGTAGGATATCTTTTATCTCTTCGTATATTGCTGAGTTACCATACTTACATGGGAAGGAGATACCTTCACTGTCACTCCAAGCGAATCCTATAGTACCTATAAAGGCTTCATAGAACTTCAAGCTGAATGCTTCAATATCACAAGACAGCGCGGAGTGCTGCTGTAATTTAGCTACTGCTTTACGTATAGCCTCTAGAGTCTTAGGATACTCAGAGTACTTAATTACATTCTGACCTACGGCTGTATAGGTATCATTGACAGATTTAGCCAAGGTATCTAGAGATGTATTCAGCTTAGCAAGCAGCGTATCATCATAGAATAGTGCCTGATAGTTCACAGAGACTACCATGTTGGTATCATCATGCACAGAGGGTAATACATACCCATATGCACTAGGCACCTTCACTACTTTGGTTAATAGCTTAAAGTAGGGAGAATCTGCTACCAATACAGTCTTTGTATTTCTTGCTTCAAATGCCTTGGTTAGATTCTCAATGTGAGGGGCAGCAAACTTAACAGGAGTCTTTCCCTTCTCATTATAAGTCAGCGAGTACACAACAATATTTTCAGTGATACCTCTAGCTCTGAGAGGGTCAATGTAATACTGCTGTAGCTCTTTTACTTTAAATGCTGATTCTTTAATGAGTACTGCTATGGGAAAGTCACTACTGTCTTCATCACCGTAAAATACAGTGTGCTTCATATTAATTCCTCAGGAAACGTACATTCCACCAACTGCCCCAAATTCAGAACTAGTTTCTAGTTTTAGGCGCTCTATTTCTGCATCTAACTGTGCTTTAACTGAAGTTAGGTCTAGTCCATTTTTGAAAGGGTCTGTTACTGTTAGAAATACTCCGTCAATGCTTCCAATATACGTATTCCCTGCTTCGAACCATTCGAAGCCTCCCCGTATCTCTTCATCAATGTAATTTCCAAGACCGCTATCTAAGGCTTCTGTATCTGCAATTTCTTCGCTCGCATAGACCCCATATCCAATACCATAGTTTGCATCATAATCAATACTCATTTCCCTTGCTCCTTCACTTTCTTCTTTTTGCGTCTCATAAGAGCAGCTAATGATATTAGAGGCCAGCCAGCAGCTACTACAAGCATAGGTAAGTCTACAGATACTCGTTCATCTCCATCTCTTATGTGTAGGTATACAAGTGTATGTAAAGTTGAATGAAATCCAAGTAGGTACATTACTATAATTATAACTAGTTCAGCGTTCATTCTAGTAATTGCCTTTTCTTTGCATGTAAGGTTGTTTTAGGCGGATATGCTTCTACGTATACTTTCTGATATATTCTCTTGTTCTTCTGTACAGTAGCTATTAGCTCCTCTACAGGATAGAGAATACCGTAGTTTATAAGCAGAGTACGGAGGTACTCAAAATCAATACCAATATCATCTATCCATGGAGGATTCTCACAATAGAGGTAATCGAATGCTTCTACCTTAGGTATTACATTTCGGAACATAGTATAGTGGTACGCAGTCCTTACTGGCTTATAAGGATTAGGCAATTCTTTCCATGCCTCACCTACAGCTAGGACTACAGCTCTTGTGTAGAGTAAAGCTTCAGGAGAGTCAATAACAACCATATCCTTAATCTTCTTCTCTACAAACTCTAGAGCTTTATCCTTATCTATCATCGCTTAGAGCTTCTGCTTTAAGTAATGAATAGCCAATACAGTCTAGAGCACTGTCATGATGATAGGAGTCCTTAGACCACTGCCGTACATCCTTCAGTAGTTGTAGTAGCAGCCATCCTTCAGCTTCACTGAGGTCTTGTCCTGTGATATGGGCAAAAGCCGCTACAGCCTTACCCATACTCCTTTCCCCTGCGGCTGAATCGTACTCTTCGCCTCTACTGATTAGAGTCTCTATAATTTCTTCAATAAGTTCTTCCACGTCTTTAGCAGCCACTTGAATTCTCCTCTCGTTTGCTTACAGCTTCTACAAGCTTTCTCAGTTTGGTTGGCACCTCAGAGAAATTAAAGATAAATGTATGCTCAACCCAAGAATGCTCATTATCGTTATATTGGATAGCAGTGAGTTCATATTCTGTTACTGATAAAGCAGAGTTTATTTTTAGAACATAATCATCTGCACGGTAAATAAATTTTAAATCTTTAGTGTCCATTATTCGCTCTCAAAGTTATCAAACCATTCTTGGATTATTTCTAGAGATACAGGGTAACCGCTATTATAATCTAGGTTTACATTAAAATAGGGATAAGGCAATGGAGGTGTTGCTGCACCATTATGTAGGTGACCATGGATGTTCCCTCTACACCTATATATCTCTTGAGGATGTACAGGGCAGTGAGTTAGCCAGAATTTCTTATAGCGTCTAAATCCATGCACCTTAATAACATGCTCTAAGTATCTCTCTGTAGCTAAGTTGTCATGGTTCCCTATAATGAGTTCCTTAACACCATTAAGCCTTCCGAGTTTAGGGAGACCAGCAATACTCCTAGCAACATCACCAAGAATAAATAACTTATCTCGTTTACGTACAAAGCTGTTAATATTATCAATAATATGCTCATCATGTTCTTCTTTGGTATCCCCAAAGTTTCTATGCTTTGCTATATTATCCTCCTCAAAATGGAGGTCTGATGTAAACCATACATTGCTCATTATTTATCCTTGGGTATATCACTATCACAAATTGGGCATGGTGCAACGGGAGTCATATCATCCCCTGTCCACATATATTGATAACCTTGTAAATCAGCTCTCTCTTGGTATTACTGTATTTACTAATGCCCCGTTCCATTTAGATACAATGGTGGTTCCTACATACACGGCAAACCACGGTACACCTGACATTTGGCCGTTTTCCATTACGACCTTAATAGCTGTACATCCGTGTTCTCCTACTCTAAAGATATTACCTCCAGCGTAGATTGCAACAACATACTCCCCTTGTTTAAATTCACTCATTATCCACATTCTCCAAGGTGACCACATTCAGGATTAGTACATTTGGTACACCCTCCCTCAATAATCAGAGTCATCTCTGAGCACTCAGGGCACTGTTTACCTGTAGCTTTTGGCTTAGTACTGGCCTCTTCTTCAATAGGCTCTGGAGTGTCCTCTACAGCCTCATAGAGGTCTTTCTTGGTAGGGGTGGCACCATTGATATGTTCGTCAATTACCCAACCTATATGAGCCACTACAGAGGGATAATTCCTTCCCTTCATAAAGTATGAGCCAGAGCCGTCATGTACCTGCTTCATCTCCTTAATAAGGAACTGGATAGACTCTCCTCTACGGAAAGCACTACTCATCATTCGAGTGATAGCATCCATCCATTGCTTATGTTCTGTATGTTTAGTATTGAGGAAGATTTCGAAAGGAGTATCAGCATAATCATTGATGGTGATATAGATGGTACCGTAACCAGCAATAGGAGGTTTAATCTTATATGTGAACCCAGGGAGCTTATACTCCCTTTTTTTCTTAGGGATATCTTCGTTCTCTTTGGCACATTCGCTATTAATATAGTGAGTACACCCTGCTGCTTCTTCTGGCTTATCTTCATCAAGAACTTTCCAACCAACAATCTTATTTTTAATTTCTATAGCCACTTATTTTCTTCCCCTCAGTAATTCTATTGTTGCTAGTTTATCCAGATAGTTCTGCACAGAACCTTGTGATGTACATTGGTATCGTGTTTTTCCTGCGAATATATCATATGCCTGGCCTCTTTCTAACGCACATTGGCTGCAAACTATAGCACTACATTCCATATGGTGGCAATAGTATTCTGTTGAGCCTCCAACTATAGCAGGCAAAAACCCGGTTTTTGCTTTATATGTAACTTTAATATACTTATGTTTACCTATAGTAATTATAGTATCCTTCATCATGTTAATAACTCTATTATTGCGTAATTATCTACGTACTCTTGGATAGAGCCATAAAGTGCACATTGAAACGTACCCTTCACGTCTTCAGCGGGTAATCTGGGTATGCCCTAAGTACCTTCTCTAGTCCTACATGACATTCGGTGTATTCTCCACAAATCCCGTTTCTATAGACGCAAGCAGGAACTAAATAGGGATGTAGCTTTGGTTCAACTTTCTTAATCTCATTACATATCTTAGTCCATGCACCTACAGTCTCTTTATGACTCTTATAGCAGAGACGAGACTTAGAGATATTAATTAATTCCTGTGCATTGGTCTCAATAGCGTGGTTAACCAAGGTCTCCCTGCCCTCATCTGATACGTCAGTAGGTCTCAGGTCATCTCTCATGGTCATACAGGCGTGTTCAGCGAACTTACCATGCCTAACTAGGTGAGTGGAGATAAAGAGCTTGATACCCTCTAGTTTGATGAAATAGCGGTACATACGTAATGGGGAGTGTTCGCACTTAGCCCAGTAAGCAATAGATGCTTTCACATCCTTACCATGAGTGGTAGTAGCAGCAAATTCATTAGGTACTTCAGGGAGGTTATTCTTCTTGACTGTAATTTTCATCGGTCAGCTCAGTAGTTGTTTGGTTAGAAACTCTTTTGTATAATCTTCAGCAGAGGGGTATAGATGGGGATGTGGTCCCTCCCTCCCATTGGTGGCATAATTACACCCCGTTGTATGATGGAAAAAGCAGTCACTACAAGGCATACCCGCACAAGTCCTAAAAGGAACAAGTACCGTATCTTCCAATCCTCGTGTCTTCTCAGGATATCTAGAGTCATGCCATTCATACTTCATTTTAATAATCCTTTAGTAAGGAACTCTTCAGCAAATTCCCTGGGAGAGGTGTAATCACTTAGAATAATCCTACCTTTCCCTGTTTTTATAGCTAGGCAGCCGTGATGAACTGTAGGTTTAAAAAGGCATTGGCTACAGGATATACCACTACAACTTCTTGTAGGGATATATGTGGTACCTCTAGGTAGACCGATCTTATTTGTATTATCCTCGTACCATGCATAATCCATAATTACACCTCTAATAAGCTTTTAAGCATACGTGTATTAAGCATCTCCAATAGATTCTTTAATGCTTTGGAATCTACAGTATAGTTATTATCAGCTATGGATGTTTTATATGATAATCTGGCATCTTCCCACTGAGGGAATATATTAGGAGGTAAATACCCTAACACCATATGAGTAGTACCCGGACAGCTTGTCTTTAAATCTTTGGATAGTTTACGGAGTAGACGTAATACTCTTTTCTTCTCGTCTTCCAATTTAACTACGGTATTGAGATAGGGATGTAGCTTTAGTTTCTGTTCTTGGGTAAGTGTAGTGTATCTAATCTTCTTAAACGAAATACTACTATTTAGGGTAAATAACTTACCTCTATACCTATACTTGTAAATAGCATGAGAATCCATATTGAAGTAAACCTCATTAAATTTCTTATGTACACCTAGAACGGCTGTATCTATAAGAGGGTTATAAAAGCTTCGGTCCATTTGGGTTATGATGAGATCACTCATTAAAATATTCCTGTAGTAATATACATTCCTCAAGTAATACAGGCTGCATACTGCAAGCACTATTCTCTGAGGAATATACAAAAGAACTGCAATAGCTACAATTGGTACATTTATAGGTATCCCATAATTCTTTATGGATTGCCTCTACAATATTATTTGCCATTTATTTTTCTTCTTATTAGGTTAGGAGTTGTTTGGTCAAATATTCCTCTACAAAGGCTTGCACGGAGGGATAGTCTCTCTTATTGGGAAA